AATAGATCTTGCCATCTATGAATGGCTTGATAAAACAATGAATATTCATTCTAATACAAATCGTGGCTGGAAAAAGGTCCCAGTTATTTGGGTAAATGGAGAAAGAGCGCATCAAATTAAATTTGATAGAAATTTAAGAGACATTAATGGTAATTTTATATTACCCGTTATAACTCTTCAAAGAGAAACAATAACAAAAAGCTTAACAAAAAAAGGCACTTTTTATGCTAATGTGCCACCGGATGATTTTCGCGGTGGAGTTGTAACTGTCACTAAATTAGTCTCTCAAGAAAAGTCAAATAATTATGCTAAAAATAATAACTATAAAAATACAGTTCAATATAATGTAAAACAAAAAAACGATAAAGTTGTATATGAAGTCACAAAAATTCCACTACCAACTTATATTGATGTAAAATATACGATAACTGTAAATACTGAATACCAGCAGCAAGTAAATGAAATAATTCAACCATTCATGACCTATACAGCTGGTATAAATCATTTTATGATAAGCAAAGAAGAGCATAGATATGAAGCTTTTTTTGAAAAAGACTCTTCGTTTAAAAATGGTGGAAATATAACAAAACTTGAACAAGAAAATCGTTTATTTACAAGTGATTTTTCAATTAATGTTCTTGGTTATTTGTTGGGAGCGGGACTAAATTCAGATAAGCCAAAGATAGTAACCTCTGAAACTATTGTTGAAGTAAAAATACCAAAAGAAAGAGAAATGTTTGGCGAATCAACGGATGCAGACAAAAAGAAGTATTATTAAAATATAGGGGTTTGTTTCTTTTGAAAATAAATCTTACTATTTACCTAAGAAATACATGCTGTGTATAGGAGTATTTTATAATGAGTGGTGCAAATAAGTATCGTTTCGTTTCCCCAGGAATTCAAATAAAAGAAATTGATCGCTCACAGATCAATAATTTAAATGACGCAGTTGGTCCAGTTATAATTGGTCGTGCCCGTCGCGGTCCAGGCATGGTCCCTGTAAAAGTTCGTTCTTATGAAGAATTCGTGCAAATATTCGGTGAACCTGTTCGTGGTTCAACAGATGGTGATATTTGGCGTGAAGGAAACTTAACAGCTCCTGCATATGCAACATGGGCTGCAAAAGCTTATTTAGCTAATTCAAGTCCACTAACATTCGTTCGCCTTATGGGTTCAGAACACCCAGAAGCAAATACTCAAGGTTATGCTGGCTGGAAAACAGATTTCACCATTTCAAGTTCAGTTGGTGCCACAGGTGGTGGTGCTTATGGTCTATTCGTTGTTCCATCAAGCTCAAATCCACAAGTTACTGGCACATTAGCAGCCATATTTTATGTTAATGGCGGTGCTGGCTTGGCTCTTGTTGGACAAAACCCAAGTGGTTCAATGACAACAGGTTCAGCAACTTTCGTTAAATCAATTGGCAACAATTTTGAATTTAGAATGAAAGTTCTTGGAACCAATAATGTAAATGACACTGCTCCATTATTAGATACATCATTTAATTTTGATAAAACATCAGATAAATATATCCGCAAAGTATTCAACACAAATCCAACCTTAGTTAATACAAGTATTACTTCAGTTGATAATCGTGAAAGATACTGGCTTGGCGAAACATTTACTGATTTCTTGAATGATAATATTACCGGCAGTCTTCAGGGTGGTGCTTATGCATTTATCGCAGGCTTAAAGAGCACAACTGCAGATCTTTCAGATTTCCAATTAGAAGCACAAGCTGCTAAAACTGGTTGGATATTCTCACAAGATCTTAGTAACGTAACTGGTTCATTTAATCCACAGAACATGTCTAAATTGTTTAGATTTGTGGCTCTTGGTGGTGAAGGTTCCGGTGATTGGACACAGCGTTCAATAAAGGTTGCGATAAGAGATATTAAATATTCGCCAACTCCATTTGAAAAATATGGTTCATTCACCGTAGAAATCCGCAAAACAGACGATAATGATGCTCAACCAGCAGTATTAGAAGTCTTTACAAATTGTAATTTAAATCCAAATTCAGAAAATTATGTTGCCAAGAGAATTGGTGATAAATATCTTGAATGGACAGATGATACATTAACTGGAGAAAAGAGACACAAGGTATTTGGAAATTATGATAATGTTTCAAAACTTGTTCGTGTTGAAATGAATTCACTCGTTGAAGAAGGCGGTGTTGATCCAGAATCACTACCATTCGGCTTCCTTGGTCCAGTTAAATATAAAACAGTAACATTGCTAAGTGGTTCAGCCACAACTGGCACAGATTTACTTAAAGCAGTATCACAAATTCCACTTGCCCCAGCAGGCACAGCTGGTTCAGTTGATGTTACTGGTATAGCTGCAATAACTGCATCAATACTGTTCCCAGAATTAAAGATGAGAGTTTCAAGTTCTGAAGCTGGCGTATTAAACGATCGTGATACATATTTCGGCGTTGTCAGCAATGTTGGAACCCGCACTCAATTTAACGAAGAATATGTTGATCTTGTTAGAGTTAAACCATTTAACTTAGATACTTTCGTTCCAACCGGCTCATTAACAGAATACTCAACAATATTCACACTTGATGACCTTAGAGAAGTCCCAGCCGCTGCAGGAAAATTCTTCTGGCAGAAAGATAGTCGTGTTAATGGAACTTCAATAAGTGCCGTTAGTGCATCATATAAATCTGTTCTTGATAAAGGCGTTGACAAGTTCGTTATACCAGTATTTGGTGGTTTTGATGGTCTAAACATCAAAGAAAAAGAACCATTTGCAAATCGTGATCTTGGTGTAACATCAGAACCAAGAGACAATTACGCTCTATACAGCGCTCAAAAAGCAATTGATATGGTTTCAGATCCAGAAGTTGTTGAAATGAATCTTGTAACAATTCCTGGTGTAACAAATACAACTGTTACAAATAAACTATTAGACACTGCTAAAACAAGAAACGATGTTCTTGCTATAATTGATATTGAAGGTGGTTATAAACCATCAACAGAAGAAGCAACAGCAGAACGCTCAAGAACTGGCAATGTTAATACTGCTGTTGCAATGATTAAATCAAGAGCATTAAATAATAGCTTTGGTTGTGCTTATTATCCATGGGTTTCAATTGATGCAGGCGGCGGTATTCCATTATGGATTCCACCAAGTGTTGTCGCTCTTGGAACTATGGCAAGTAGTCAAGAAGCAACAGCTGTATGGTTTGCTCCAGCTGGATTTAATCGCGGTGGTCTAAGTAATGGTTCATCAGGCTTAACTGTTCTTGATGTTCGTGAAAGATTATCACTTAAGCAGCGTGACGCACTTTATGAAGTCAATATAAATCCAATTGCTTCATTCCCAAGCGAAGGTATTGTGATCTTCGGCCAGAAGACACTACAAGCAACTTCAAGTGCGCTTGATCGCATCAATGTTCGTCGTCTTGCAATCTATCTCAAAGATAGAATCGCCAAGATTTCAAGAGGCATCCTATTTGATCCAAACTTACAAGTTACATGGGATCGCTTCCTTGCACAAGTTAATCCATTAATGGCTGACACAAAGGCTCGTTTCGGTCTAAGCGACTATAAGGTTGTTTTGGATAATACAACAACAACTCCAGACTTAATTGATCGCAACATAATGTATGCTAAAGTTTATATCAAACCAGCTCGTGCTATTGAATTCATTGCAATAGACTTTATCATAACAAATACCGGTGCAAGTTTTGACGAGTGATATATTTAATAATATAACCTATAAAGAGGAATTTTAAAATGAGTTTAATTTGGACACAAGCAGCTTTAGAACCAAAACGCAAATTTAAATATTTGATTAATATTGGAGATCCAGAAGGTTTATTAGGAGATTTTACATTTCTTGCACAAACTTGCGATCGTCCTGGTGTTAAAGTAGGGGCGAGTGAACACAAATATTTTGATAAAACTTATTACCATCCAGGTCGTGTAACATGGGACCCAAATCCACTCAGTATTAAACTCGTTGATATTCAAAAAAATGGAGCCAAATCTTTTACAGATACAAATGAATCTTTATTGGCTGCTTTTGCTGCTTCAGGATTAAGTGGAATTATTCAACCAGGTGGAGAAGTCAGAACTATAGGTAAAGAAAGCGCAGTAAATGCTCTTGGTTCTGTATATATTAGAGTTCTAAATGCTTCTTTAAATCCAGACGGATTAGTAAGAAACGATACACAAAACAATGCCGTTATTTCTAATGGTGTTGCTGAACAGTGGGAACTTAAAAATGCTTGGCTTGAATCTTTCAAACCAGATGCATTAGATTATGGTGCAGAAGATATCTTAACCGTAACTATACAAATAAGATATGATTGGGCAGAGTTTACTTCTGGTGAAACTCTGCGAGGAAGTGGTCCACCAGTTAATAAATTTAGTTGATAGAGGTGATAAATGAATGATAGAGACAATGAACGCAGATTGCAATTAGCATCTGAAGATCCAGTCTCTACAAATGTAGTTGCAAGCGGCGGGCTAAAGTCAAAATTAGACTTGGCCTTTGCCGCTCCAACTCTTTTTGTAGAGCTTCCATCAAAAGGAAAATT